GGCGTCAACTTCGGCAATAAGGCCATGAAGCAACTCATGTACGGCAACAAGCGCGCCGAGATGTGGGGCGCCATGCGTGAGTGGCTCAAGGATGCGCACCTGCCCAACGATAGGTTCCTGAAGTCGGACCTGATCGGCCCTCGCATCAAGCCCGACAGCAAGGGGACGATCTTCCTAGAGAGCAAGAAGGACATGAAGGCACGTGGGCTGGCCTCACCAGACGCCGCAGACGCCATCGCGGTGACGTTCGCGTTCCCGCTGGCATCACGCGAAGCGCGCGTTGACAAGAAGCGCACGGGTGGGTATTCTCCAAGCGGAGTTGCTACTAGCTGGATGGGCAGTTAAATGGCCGATAAGAAAAAGTCCGTATCGCTGGCTGTTGGACGCGGGGAAAAGCTGCCCGTGTCCAAGGGCGCGGGGCTTACGGCCAAGGGCCGCGCCAAGTATAACGCTGCAACAGGCTCCAAGCTGAAGGCACCAGCACCCAACCCCAAGACGAAAGCCGATGCAGGCCGTAAAAAGTCGTTTTGTGCCCGCATGGGCGCAGTGGCCGCTAAGGCTAAGAACGGCGAACGTGCCAAAGCCAGCCTAAAAAGGTGGAAATGCCCATGAAACCCGGACTATACGCCAACATTCACGCTAAGAAGGCCCGCATAAAGGCTGGCTCCGGCGAAAAGATGCGCAAACCGGGCACCAAGGGTGCACCGACCGCCAAGGCGTTCCGTGAGAGCGCCAAAACGGCCAAGAAAGGCAAGTAAATGGCCCGTATGCCCATGCCAAAGACGCCGATGGGGCTTAAAATGCCAAAGCCCAAGGCTGAAGTCGATGCAATTCCGCTGACACGCACACCGATCCGTGCTAATAAGGGCATGGACATCATCAGCGTCACGACGCGGATGCGCGAAACACCCAAGAAAAAGGGAAAATACTGATGCCTGCATTCAAAGGAACCAAGGTAATCCGTCGCGGTAAAGCGCCGCCTACGGCTGCTGAGAGCCAAGCAGCGCTTCAGAGCGCGCTGGACGCCGTCAAGCGTCGTCGTGAGATGGGCATCACGTCCACAACGGTAAATTTCCGCCCGACACCGACCAAAAAAGGCAAATAATCATGCCTTTGACGAAGTCTACAAGCAAGCCCGCGTTCCGCAAGAACATCAAGGCTGAAGTAAAAGCTGGTAAACCCATCAAGCAGGCCGTAGCTATCGCGTACAGCGTGAAACGCGAAGCCGCTAAAAAGGGCAAAAAGAAGTAATATGGCCGATCCGACAGGCATCAACACGGCTGGCAAGGTCGCAAACGTGGGGTCTAACCCTGCGAAATCAACGTCGCGTGACGACGACAAGATGGCGACCATGCGCTCACGCCTGACAATGGCGCAAGCAGCGTACTCGGACAGCCGCGAAGATGAACTGGACGATCTCCGCTTCATGGCGGGCAGCCCCGACAACCAGTGGCAGTGGCCAGCAGACGTGCTGGCGACCCGCGGTGCGGTGCAGGGCCAGACGATCAACGCACGGCCCTGCCTGACCATCAACAAGCTGCCCCAGCACGTCCGTCAGGTGACGAACGAGCAGCGCCAGAACCGCCCCAGCGGCAAGGTCATCCCAGCGGACGACAACGCTGACGTGCAGGTCGCTGAGATTTTCAACGGTGTGGTGCGCCACATTGAGTATATGTCGGACGCCGACGTGGCCTACGACACGGCTTGCGACAATCAGGTCACTTACGGCGAAGGTTACATCCGCCTGCTGACCGAATACTGCAACGAGACGACGTTCGATCAGGACATCCGCATCGGGCGCGTGCGCAACGCGTTCAGCGTCTACATGGACCCGACGATCCAAGACCCGTGCGGTGCTGACGCTGAGTGGTGCTTCATCACTGAGGACATCCTCAGAGACGAGTATGAGCGCATGTTCCCGGACGCGTCGCCCATCTCGACGCTGTACAGCCAAGGTGTGGGTGATCAGGGCCTGTCGTCATGGATACAAGAAGATACGATCCGCATCGCGGAGTATTTTTACTATGTCTATGAGCGCGAGACGCTCCACCTGTACCCCGACAACCAGACCGCATTCGCCAACACGCCGCAAGACAAGCAGCTTATGGCCATGTTCGGTCGCCCCATCCGCAGCCGTGAGGTAGACCGCAAGAAGGTCATGTGGATGAAGACCAATGGCTTCGACGTGCTCGACGAGCGCGAGTGGCCGGGCAAGTGGATACCTGTCGTCCGCGTGATCGGTAACGAATGGGAAGTCGAAGGCCGTCTGTTCATCTCTGGCCTTGTGCGCAACGCTAAAGACGCACAGCGCATGTACAACTACTGGACAAGCCAAGAAGCCGAGATGCTGGCTCTGGCCCCCAAGGCGCCGTTTATCGGCTATGGCGGGCAGTTCGAAGGCTATGAGATGCAGTGGAAGACTGCCAATACGACCAACTGGCCGTATCTGGAAGTCAATCCCGACGTGACGGACGGTGCTGGTAGTGTCTTGCCCCTCCCCCAGCGCGCGCCTCCACCGTTGCCTCAAACGGGTCTTATACAGGCCAAAATGGGGGCTGCTGACGACATTAAGGGCACCACAGGGCAGTATGATGCCTCGCTGGGTATGCAGGGCAATGAGCGGTCTGGAAAGGCCATTCTGGCCCGTGAAAAGCAGGGTGATGTCGGTACGTACCATTACGTTGACAATCTGGCCCGTGCGATCCGCCACATCACACGCCAGATCGTCGATCTGATCCCAAAGATTTACGACACACAGCGCATCGCACGCATCATCGGCGTTGATGGTGAAGTCGATATGGTCAAGTTCAACCCCATGCAGCCGGAACCCGTCAAGGAAGTCCGCGACGTGCAGACGGGTGCACTGATTGAAAAAATCTACAACCCCGGCGTCGGCACTTACGACGTTATGGTCACAACTGGTCCGGGCTACATGACCAAGCGTCAAGAAGCCCTCGACGCCATGAGCCAGATTTTGCAGACCAATCCGCAGCTTTGGACGGTTGCAGGTGATCTGTTCATCAAAAACATGGATTGGCCCGGCGCGCAGGAAATGGCGCAGCGGTTCAAGAAAATCCTTGATCCCAAGGTGCTGTCGGAAGGCGATCAGTCGCCTGAACTGATGCAGGCACAGCAGCAGATCGAAGCGATGACACAGGAATTGAACCGCGTCACGCAAATCATGGAAAACATCCAAGATAGCGCCGAACAGCAGAAACTGTCGATTGACGAGTTTGAGGCGCAGGTTAAGGCTTATGATGCGGAAACCAAGCGGATCACGGCTGTCCAGAACAGCATGACGCCAGAGCAAATTCAGGACATCGTCATGGGCACCATCGCGGCTGCCCTCGACACAGGCGATCTGATAGGTAGCGCGCCTGAGATGCGCGAAATGCCTGAGATGGAAGCACCCGAACAGCCCGAAATGGCCCCTGAAGCCCTCGAAGCCCCCGAAGGAATGATGTGATGAAATGCGCTGAATTTGTAGGAATGTTCTTTCTGGCGCGCGATGTCACGCATTCGGTGCATCTGAACACACGCAGCTATGCAAAGCACGTCGCGCTCAACGAATTTTACGACGCTATCGTCGATTTGGCCGACAAATTTGCGGAAGCGTACCAAGGTAAATACGGCCTCATTGGCCCGATTGCGCTCATGTCTGCCAAGAAAACCAGCAACGTCGTAGAATTTTTGCAGGATCAGGCTGACGAAATCGAAAAAGTACGTTATGATGTCGTCGATAAGGAATGCACACCGCTGCAAAACATAATCGACGAGATTGTGGGGCAGTATTACTCGACGCTGTATAAACTGAAATTTTTGGCATAAGGGCTATATCATGGCTGCATTATATTCACAGATTGGCGCAACCGCACAGGTGAAGGTTGGCGCAGGCAAGCTGAAGAGCATTTTTGTGTCTTCTGGCACCAGCCCGACGGTTGCTGTTTATGACAGCGCAACGGCCTCCACCAGCGATCCGGTTATCCTTGCGCAGTTTACTGCTGCAACACCGGGCCTGTACGCTCTGACGGGCGATGAAGGCGGCGTAACTTTTAGCAAAGGTTTGTATGTCGTTCTCGGCGGTACAACCCCGAAAGCATCTGTTTTTTACGAGTAATCAAGGCTCGAAAAACCGTACCGGCGAGGCTCACCGGGAACTCTTAGGAGTTAAACATGGACGACACAGTCCCTAACCAAGCGGAAGTGCCCGCGCCAGAACTCGAAGCCACGGCAGCAATCGAGCCTGTAGAAAATACGACGCCGGAAGAGCAGCCTGTCGAACAGGAAGCATCCAAGTCATTCACACAAGAAGAACTTGATGCGATTGTTGGCAAGCGTCTCGCAAGAGAGCAGCGCAAATGGGAGCGCGAACAAGCCCAACGGCTCGAAGAGATGCAGTCTCGTCAACAGGCAATGCCCGTTGCAGACATCGCTCCAGAGCAGTTTGATACTTACGAAGATTACGCCGAAGCCTTGGCAGAGCGTAAAGCGGAAGAATTGCTGAAACAGCGGGAAAACCGTCAGTATCAGCAGGCATTGGTCGAGCAGTACCATGAACGTGAAGAGACAGCGCGGGATAAATACGATGACTTCGACCAAGTCGCGTACAACCCCAACCTTCCCGTCACGGAACACATGGCGCAAGGCATCCAATCTTCGGATATTGGTCCCGATCTCCTTTATTGGCTCGGTTCCAACCCCAAAGAAGCGGATCGCATTTCCCGACTGCATCCAATCTTGCAAGGAAAAGAAATCGGAAAGATTGAGGCTTCATTGTCCTCAAATCCGCCGGTTAGAAAAACTTCAACCGCCCCGGCACCGATTGCCCCTGTCACGCCACGTGCAAATGGCACACCCGCGTATGACACCACCGACCCTCGCTCGACTAAGTCGATGAGCACGTCGGAATGGATCGAAGCGGATAGGCTACGGCAGATCAAGAAGGCCGAGGCACAACGTAACCGCTAATTTGGGATTTTAACCATGTCTAACTCAATTCTTACTATTGACATGATCACGCGGAAGGCTCTGGAAATTCTGGAGAACAACCTCGTGCTCACACGTAACGTCAACCGCCAGTACGACGACAGCTTTGCCGTCGAAGGCGCCAAGATCGGCTCCACCCTCCGCATCCGTCTGCCTGACCGTGCGCTCGTCACCGACGGTGCCGCGCTTCAGGTGCAGGATGACAACGAGCAGTTCACAACGCTGACCGTTGCCAACCAGAAGCACATCGGCGTGAACTTCACGACCGCTGAACTGACGATGCAGTTGGACGACTTCGCCGAGCGCGTTCTCAAGCCGCGTATTTCGCAGCTTGCGTCCAGCATCGACGCTGACGTTGCTAACTCGTTCGCCACCATTGGCAACTCCGTCGGCACACCGGGCATCACGCCTGCCACGTCGCTGGTTCTGTTGCAGGCGCAGCAGAAGCTGAACGAAAACGCCGCTGTGATGTCGCCGCGCTACGCAAC